TAAGCCTTAAGCTTGATGGCTCATGGCTTGAGCGTAGCTTTGAGAAGCTACACAAATGGCGAACACCAAAGGATGTCATCATCATTCATCCCCATGACACATGGTCAATGGATCACACACTTGCAAAGATAATTGTTCCCATGCTGGAGCAATTGAAAAAGACCAATCATGGTGCTGGCCTTGTGGATGATGAGGATGTGCCCCAACATCTGCGTTCAACAGAGGCACCACCAAAAGAGCATGAGTGGGATGTGGATGCTAATACTTTTCTGCGCTGGGATTGGGTGATGGATGAAATGATTTGGTCATTCAAACAAATTCTTAAAGAAGATGATGACCCCTTCTGCTTAGACACATGGAAAGAAAAGGCAGATAGAACCAGCAATGGCCTTCGTTTGTTTGGTAAATATTACAGAGGATTGTGGGACTAATCATGCAAGACCGATCAAGAGAAACTATTGAAGCCATTGTGGTGGATGAGCTAACATGGCTGCTCAAGTATGAAGAGAGAGCGTCTAAGTATGCACAGGATGAGCAACTCATTGCTGCATTGAAGACAGTGTTGAAACAATATGAACCAGTGAAGGTGAAAATAAAATGAGTGCTTGGCTTATTGCTTTCATTGGTATAGTCTATCTGGTGGTGGCTGTAGACTTGTTGGTTAAAGGAAACATTGGACTAGGCATAGCCTTCATTGGCTACAGCTTGGGCAATGTTGGCTTATATTTAGCAGCTAAGGCTACGGCATGACACAAGAGAGGATGAGTTGTTTGTTGGTGATGTTGGCTGCAATAGCTGACATTGTTTTAATTGTGAATGTGATACATCATTGGTGATTGATATGAAAACAGAAGAGGATGAAGCTTTTGAAGAGCTTGCTAAGAGGCAAGGCGATTGGGGAATGCAGGGGTCACGCAAGCATCAGATATTGAGGTATGCTGAGAACAAAGAGCGCAATGACACCATCGAAGAGGTGGCGGTGGCACTTGAAACAAAGTTTGCTAAGCCCTTTGGCAGAGATACAGTGCAGAGTTTTGCAACATTTGTGAGAGGTATGAAGCGATGAACATTGACTTCAACAAACTTAAAGAAGTTCATAAAGCAGCCAAAAAAAATGTTGTTGGGTTTTCACTTCATTTTTGCGAAGGCGACCATTCTTGGTTTTTTACAATTAACTCAGTTGCACCTGATGAGTATTGGTGTGGGAAAAACTATAGCTTTGACACTGCTGTAGCTTGCGTTTTGGAACAGCTAGAGTTGATGGGCAATCATACACAGGAGAAGAAATGATCGATCATCAAGCGGATGCGCTTAGGTACGCATTCATTAAACAACCAAAGGTGGTTGGCTATTGGTTGCTTCCGGGTAGTGTAGAGGGGGCTGGCACCACCATGATTGGTTGCTACAAGAAACCTCGCTGGCTCACCATCAAGCTGATGGGTTGGTTGTTGGAGTTTAAATACAAGGAATCATTATGACAACACATGATGTAAAAGTTGGAGACATTGTGCAAGTCAACCCCGACAAAGAAATGTGGGGAGCTTGTTTGGTGGTGGTGACAGAGCTTAAAAGCTGGGGCATTCAGGGGTATGTGCAGTCTGCTGGTGTGCCGGGACAGCAGTACATCCGCTTGAAGGCTGATGAGTATGAATATACTGGAGGTAGAGCAATATGGATGGTGCAATGACAAACTTTGACAACTGGTGGAACGAAGATGACCTGACAACGCAGGGTAACAACTTTGAATATGGCACACCTGCTTTCTGGGCGTGGGAGGCGTGGGGTGCTGGAGCTAGAGCAGAGCGTGAGGCGTGTAAACAAATCATCAGAGAAACACCATTCAGCAATTGGTTTCAAGCGGACTTGATTGAAGCCATTGATAAAAGGGGACAAGCATGACACGATGCACATTTAAACAAGGCAATTACAACTGCGGAAGCTATGCTTTCAACTTGTACAAAGAAGACATAGATCAAGGCAGTTACTGTGACCGCCACTACTGGCAAGACCAAGCGCAGAAGGCCCGTGCCGCAGAGCGTGAGGCGTGTGCCCAAGCCGCCGCCATTGCATTACTTGGGGCAGATAGGGAACTGGCCGAACGGGTTGTACGGGCCATTCGAGCAAGGGAGCAGTCATGACACAAGAATTACTAGGCCGTGTCCATCGTGAACTACTTGATGTTCTTAATTCAATCAATCAAGACAAAATCCACCACGATGGTGATGATTTCCACGAACTGCTGAACGATGTTGAGAAAGCCTTGGCACAGCCAGAGCAAGCAATATGCGATCTTGCCGAAGATGGTGTTTGTGAAACACTGGATTGTCCTAACCATCCACTAGAGGAGAAGAACACATGAAACCAATAGCATGGTATGACCCAAGCAATGGCGTGGTCAGCACAGATCAAGACTGCCCCTTGTTCACGCCACTAGGTCAAGTGTGGCCTCTGTGTTTAAAGCGTGAGTGGGTTGACCTAACAGATGATGAGATTGATAACATTAATTACACATCGGCACATATGCTTGCCCGTGAGGTACTAGCTAAATTTAAGGAGAAAAACAATGGCTGACATTTCAATGTGTAAGGGACAAGGCTGTCCCCTCAAAGACACCTGCTATCGACACACAGCACCACCCACTCCCTATTGGCAAGCATATTTCTGTGACCCTCCCTACAACAAAGAAGAAAAGACTTGCACTTCTTATTGGGACAACGCAGAATATAAGCGAAAGGAATGATGTGCATACCAGAGCATACAATGCATGGCGTAGGGCTGAGTCTTTCCAGATACCTGTGACAGACGAAGGCTTGCGACAGGCTGAGCAGAGGTACCAATGGTTCCTAAGGGGCTTTGAAGCAGGTGTTAGGTGTGCTGCTGAGCATCTTGAGCTTAAGCACAAGGAAGTTAAAGACACCACCAGAGAGCACAACTTCTATCTTGTTGCTAGCAAATTTGTTAGAGAGCTTTATCAGGAGCAATGGTATGGTAAATGAGTATGGTGTACCTCTTCATGCATGTAATGGGTATAGGCATGATGAACATTACTGGGCTTACATACGCCACAAAAATATAACAGGTGTTGGCCCCTTCTATGAATGGATGAAGAGCATGATGAAAGAGAAAGCATGAACAAGTGTGCCCACATTTTTAAACAACAACAAGGGCTGCTTAGATGTGCCTCTTGTGGAACATTCAGAATAGTGTTCAAATGATAGAGCCTATCCGCACATGGACAACCAGACCTCCCGGTGTCTTGGATGATAGGACAAGGGTGAAGGATGGGCAGGTGTGGAGATGCACTAGGTGTAACATCTACTTCCAATCTTTAGAGCAAGCAAACCAACACACGAAGGATAAACATGAAACTAAATCAACTTGAAGATCTCATCATGGCAGCATGGATAACTAAAGAAGATATTGATCTAATTCTTTGGACAGTGCTGGACAGAAAAGAGCCAGCCACTGAGGATGAACTGTCTAATTTGCTGCTTGGTGTGTCTGCTTTGCACAACTCTAGAATGATTATGTTGTTTCAAGCCTACGAAGATCTGCTAAAAAGCACACCACACTTGACAACACCCCTATAGGTATGTAAAACTACCAGCAGATTGAAGCATGGCGGTGCAACAGTCTGATGAAAGCCTTTACTCATGCTCTATAATGACACCGCCATGTCAGTGAGCAGCAGTAAGGGCTTTAGTTTTTTGTCGGGAGTAGCACCAAGGGCAAAAGACTTAGTAAGGCATCTACTTGGGGTTGGTCACAGAGGTGCCATCGTGGAGCATAATTCTAGAGCGAGTGATGGGGGCTGGAACAACAGCCTAATAGTCTGGATGATGTAACAACAGTGTTCCTATGTTGTTGCCCATGAACAGGGGTTTGTGGTAATGCTGAACTACTGTCTTGACAGTGGTTAGGAAAAGCTTTACCATGAACTCCCTCCTTTAATACTTTATCAATACTTATAGGTTTCATTTATCTATTAAATGAATAACCTATGGGTATCAAATGAGATGTACAATGCCTTTCATTAAGACCCACCAACCATGTCATTCTTGTGGTAGCAGTGATGCATTAGCCATTAACGATGACATGTCCACCAAGTGTTTTGTATGCCATACATACACTCCCTCCACCCTTGTTAAGGAACACCACACAGTGATTGACACCACCAATGAAACCCCCTCCTCCTCTTTCTTAAAAGCTTACAGCGAAGGCTATGCTGTTTCTGTCTCTGACAGACGCATCACCAAGGCTTCTATGGAAAGGTATGGAGTGGTGAAGACAGACAATAGCTACTACTTCCCCTACCACAACAAAGATGGACAGCTTGTAGCTGCCAAGGTGAGGGGTGTGAAGGAGAAGACATTCTCCACTGAAGGTGCTTGGAAGACAGGCACATTGTTTGGACAACACATGTTCTCCAGTGGTGGCAAATACCTCACCATTGTTGAGGGAGAGTTTGATGCACTGGCTGCATTCCAAATGACAGGCTCTAAATATCCTGTTGTGTCCATTCGCAATGGTGCTGGCTCTGCTCTGAAAGACTGCAAAGAGCAATATGAATATATCAACAGCTTTGAAAACATTGTTGTTTGCTTTGATGGTGATGAGCATGGGGTTAAGGCTGCTAAGGAAGTGGCTGAATTGTTTGGCAGCAAATGTAAAATATTTAAAGGCACCCCTGATTACAAGGATGCTTGTGATTGGTTGAGCGACAGCAAAGAAGCTGGCTTTGTTGACAGGTGGTGGAGGGCTGAGCAGTTTGTCCCTGATGGCATTGTGTCAGGGGCTAGCCTCTGGGATGAAATATCTAAACCAATGGCACCAGCCGATTGTTTCTACCCTTGGGCAGGACTGAACGATCTCACTTATGGCATGCGCTATGGTGAGCTTGTCTGCATCACCGCTGGCAGTGGCTTAGGCAAGAGCCAAGTGTTGAGAGAAGTGGTGTGGCACATAGTGCAAGAGACACAAGAGAATATTGGCTTGATGTTTCTTGAAGAGAGTGTTAAGAAGACAGCCTTGTCCATCATGTCTCTAGCTGCCAATGCACCTCTGCACCTACCAGACAATGTGGTGGGAGAAGAGGAAAGGAAGAGAGCCTTTGATGCCACCTTAGGAACCAACAGACTGTTTCTGTTTGACCACTTTGGCAGCACATCCATTGACAACATTGTCAATAGGGTACGCTACATGGCTAAGGGCTTAGGCTGCAAGTATGTTTTCCTTGACCACATCTCCATTGTTATTTCTGCACAAGAGAATGGGGATGAGCGCAAAGCTTTGGATGAAATTATGACCAAGCTTCGTATGTTGGTACAGGAAACAAACATAGCCCTCATCATTGTTAGCCACCTCAAGCGGCCTGCTGACAAGGGACATGAGGAAGGGGCTGTCACTTCCTTGGCTCAGCTTCGTGGCTCTGGCTCCATTGCACAGCTAAGTGACATGGTGATTGGCTTAGAGCGCAATGGTCAGGCAGAAGACTTGGAAGTTAGAAACACCACCAAGGTGAGAGTGTTAAAGAATCGTTACTCTGGAACAACAGGCCCAGCTTGCAACTTGCTTTATAACAAACACACTGGTAGGATGTTGGAACATCATATTGAAGAAGGAGTTTTGCTATGATAAAGCCAGTGGTTTGTTTTGCGGGTGATCCCTATTTCTATTTCATAGAGACAGAGGATGGTGAGGTGGAGGTGGCTAAGGTGTATGGGTTTGATCAC